TCTTTCAGTTCCAACTCCAATAGTTCCATTTATTTCTTTATTAACTAATTCATACCAATTACTCGAATGTGCAAAATACCCCTTCCCTCGTGCATGAACATGTGCAAATGCACCATGGTAAGTACTAGCTGACGGTAAATCACTAAAATTACTGTATAGAAATGGTATTACATTACTTGTTGCAGCACCAACAATTCTTCCACCAAATGTAGAAACACCAGCAACATTCAATGAAGTTAGAGTTCCGACTGAAGTAATGTTTGGTTGAGCAGCAGTCTGGAGAGTTCCTGCTAAAGTCGTAGCAGTAACACTAGCAATACCAGTTATATTTGTTGCACCATCACCCGCAATATTTCCATTAGCTGTTATGTCACCAGAAATTGTTACTGCACTTAGAGTTCCAAGTGATGTGATGTTTGGTTGAGCAGCAGTATTAACAGTACCATCTAAGTTACCAGTGAAAGTAGTAGCAGTAATAGCACCACTAACATTAACATCATCTAATTCTGTATGACCATCTACATCTAAATCTCCATTAGCATCTATTGCACCAGCAAAGGTGGAGACACCAGATATATTAAGATTATCTAATTCAGTATGACCATCTACATCTATATTACCAATAAAGGTAGATACTCCACTAACAAAAAGAGATGGAGTTATTACACCTTCTACACCACCTAGTGTTAAACCCGTACCAACAGTAATTAAATCATTATCACCATCTACAACAACACTTGTGGTACCAAAAGTTGCAACACCAGCAACACTAAGATCATTAGTGTTTAATGAACCACCTATAAAAAGATCACCACCAGTAGTTGTTATACCACCTGATGATGCTAAAGTTGTAATTCCTGCAATATGAACACTTCCACCAAAAGTAGAAACACCAGTAACATTTAATTGTGTTACTGAGGCAATTCCACCAACAACATTAACGGCAAATTGTGCATTTTCTGCAGTCAGAGAACCTCCGAATGCACTTGCAACTACCTTTACTGCATTTTGTTGACCAACTCTGACTTTAATATCTGGCATTATCTGGTTACCCCTTCCCTAATGAGGACAGATCCCTCCACGACTTTTTGTACGGTTCCAGCAGCAGTTGTTAGAATAACGTCATAGACATGTCTACCTGCAGACAATGCTTTAGTTTGTGTAGCAGTTAAACTTAAAAGAATTTTTCCTTGTGACGCTGGAGAAGGAACAGAACATGAAAAATCAACAGTAGCAGTCTCTGCACCTGCCCACTTTCTTACTTGGGAAGTTGGTGTATAACCAGTTAAATTAAATGCTGAATCATCATCACTCGACTCTAAAGTAAGTGTCTGAGAAAATGTACTTCCCGTGTTAATTATTAAATTACTAACATATACTGCAGCCATGTAGTCTCACAGAATCCCTACTTCTTATTTATGTTTGTTTTAAACAGTACTTTTTTTTAATAATGCTTTGAGGAGATCTTTCAACTCATCAATATCTTCTCTCATCCTATCCATTTCATTTTTTTGCTTCTCAAATGATGAAATTGATTTCAATCTTTTATTGTAATCAGATGTATTGTGATTTACAATCGCACCTGATTTTTTATCACGATATAAATTTGGGTAACCATCAACTTTAATCATTTCAGTGCAATAGTTCTGAATTCTTTAATCTTAGGTGGAGATGCCTGATTAGTACTGGACATAACAATCTTAATAATATATCCTACAAATTCACCCACATCATTAGCTGTATATTCATATTCTAAGTATTCATTATCCCTACTTGGAGAAACAAAAGCATCAGGTTTTCCATCATTTCTAGCAGGATCTGTTACAATATCCCCAAAACCATCACCAGTAGAATCTGTTAAATTATCATATCCTGGGAATAGTACAAATTCTTGATCGGTACCGTTTGAATCTGGTCTTACTAGACTATAGAGAACTCTGAAATCTGCAGTTGCAGGTCTATTTGCTGCAAATATTACTTTTAATGAGTCTGCAGGTTTTTCCAATCCAATTGTATTAGAAACATAAACTGCAGCATGAGGATCATCATTTATAGATTTTATTCTACTATCCTTAACATAATCTTGAACTGGACTATTAACTAAATTGGATCTAAACTCAGTAAAGGAAACATTATTGTTCAATATTGGAGAAACATTTGTACTATTAGTAGTAAATGTAATAGCAGTTGTAAATGATTTATTTCTCTCAATACCATCCAAATATTCAGTTTCATTTACTTCAGAAGCTACCAATCTTGGTGTAGTAAGTTCATTTAAAGCATTTAACTGTATAGATTCAAAACCTTGATCAATAAATGATACTTCAGATCCATCAATACTAGTACCAGTAACAGTTCTAACTGCAGCATTTGCGAATGTTACAGTTGATGGTGTAAAGACATCATAAACAGGAATAAAGGCATCGAATTGAATATTCTTAGTAGCTTTAACTTCCTCACCACCAGAAAATGCATTATTAGCAAAGGATAATTCAGGACTTGCAGCACTATCAGAAGATCTATTTAATCCATTAGCACTACTATCAATCTTAATATAATATGAATCTGCAGTAATACTCTCAGTACCTACACCAGAATATACATCAGCAATAGTATGTTTTCTAGTAGCCAAAGAATTAATTCTTCTTAAGGAAACACCACTTAATTCATATTTTTCTACTGTTGTAGATTTTCCTCCAGTTGTTCCATTAGGAACTATAGTATTATGGGTAAGAACCTGAGTATCATCAATACCTCTTGTAAGACTCTTTAATTGGCCAGGTTCTATATCAGTATATGAAATTATTTCATCATCAATCTTTACATAACCAGGATTTCCTGCACCTATATTAATTCCTTCAAATGATCCAAATGGAGCAGTAGAAGCAACACTAATAGTTGAAGTTTCTGTTGAAACTAAATCAATAGTTAATGATGAACCAGTTGTATTACTTTTAATATCATTTAATCTTACCTTATTAGACACAGAATTCATTCCATGATCAAATTGTCTAACTAGGAAATGTTGTCCATCATTTGGAGCAGCAGATGATGCTAAATTTTCTCTATAATTGGTACCAATTCCAACAGGATAAATTGAAGTACCATCTAAATACCGAACTACTCCATCCTTATTGAAGGAACCAGTATTAGCAGTACCCTGTATTTGATCCAAATACAAAGTATCAATTCCACCACCTACATCAGTAATTGTTATTTCTGCATTAATACCTTTATCTCCTACTTGTGAGGTAACAATACCAACTACATCTCCTATCTTATAACCATTTCCAAGTTGGGCAGTAGTAATTCCAGTAATTGCACCATCTGTGGCAGTAATATTTAATTTAAGATCAGTACCCTCTCCAATAATATTATAAGTTTGAACATCATTAGTGCTTGCGTAATTAGAACCCCCAACAGTAATTGCTGCACCTTTAACAGAATTACCTACACCAATAATAACTGCCCTTGAGAAATTATATGTAGATCCTACAAGTGTCCTTCCAGCACTTAAAGTTGTAATACCTGCGTTTCCAGATTTTATTGTAGTAATACCAATTCTTCCAGTTTTTGGAAGTGGTATAATTGGATTCGATTCTAATGTTTCAACATAACCATTACTAGTATTCAAAGTTGGATTAGAGAAGAATACAGTTCCACTAGTAGAAGTAAATCTAGCTTTATATAATTTAAACTTCAAATCTTCATATTGATCAGCACTCCAAATAGAACCATTTTGTGATTTAAAGAGACTACCTAACGCCCATTGCTGAGTATATACTTGAGCTGAAGCGTTTGGAAGATCTTGAGTATTTACTGCAGTTTCACCCATTCTAGCAATCCAAACATTATACTCATTAGTTGTAGGAGCTAAAAGAACAATAGCATATTCTCTTCCTGATGGTAAATATATCGGTTCTGAGAATATAACTTTAGTAGCTACTGTACCATCTGCAGATGTTGTAATCTGACTTGGAGTTAATGTTACGGGTTTTCCAATAACATTTAATGTAGGAGTTCCTAATTCTACTGTTCTTATTTCAACAGTAACTGGACTATCAGTTTGCTCTGGTTTAGTTGCAAAGTAAATATCTACAGCAGTTACAGTAACTCCATACTGATCCTCATCAAATCCAGTATCATCAGAAATACTCTCAATATCTCCACCAACACTAAATGATTGAGCTAAAGGATCCATATTTCTCGTAGTTCTTACCTCTATATTTTTTCTAGTAGTAATATCTGTAGTTATTTGCTGTAAAGTTCTGAATGTACCTACAGATTCATATTGTACTTCAGCAGATGATAATCTCATACCAGGAGTGTTTAAATTTGTACTACTATCAGTAATCCTAAAAGTCTTTCTTCCTGTTCTAACAACAACACTAGGAGCTGGAGTTGTATTTGGATTTTTTAAGAAAAATGTTCCTTGCAACTCACCAAATGTGTCAGTAACCAATCTTAAGTCTTTAACATATGCAATTGCACCACTTGTTTGACCAACTAATTTAGTACCAATAGTAACATAACCATTATATAAACCTTGTGCTTCTGCAGCTAATGCTACACAATCAACATTTAGTATCTTGGAAGAATTGGTATATTCTGCTTGTATAGTCTCTGAAGGTAAATATGGATTTGGTCCATAAACTGCACTTGGACTATTATAAGCACCCTCTTTGTGGTTTGATTGAGCAACTCTAAAACTAATTATTTCTGATGAAGATCCAGTACTTGTTTCTGCAAATCCTTTAACTTTTTCTCCAACTTTAAAAGTTCCAGAAGAACCATAATTAGTTAAAGTATTATCATTCGATATTTCCAATAATTTAGGAATAGAATCAACTCCAGACATTCCACCTAAAAACTGATAATGTTGAACATAAGGTCTTAATTTTTTTGCAGTAAAACGAGTATTTCTAGACCTCATATAAATCTCACGAGAATCTTCTACCAAATTCTCTATTACTGATCTTGTTTCTTCTTCACTAGTAAAGGTCCGTGTATTCCATCCATTACCCGTTACATTTGATATGGTTTGACCATCTCTTACTACAACATTCCATCCATTACCTCGTATTACCTGTTCTTCTACACTTTCCTTCCTATTAATATCATCAAGTCTAATTGTTCTTACCCAAGTATCCCTCTCTGGTTGTAGAGTGAGATTTCCATGGAAAGTTGTTACATTGAATGGATTCACATTTTCCATTTTAGTTGCTAAAACCTGCTCTATCCATCCCTCTTCATCATATGCCAAAGTCACTAGATCGCCAGTTTTCTGAACATTAGTATCTAATAATGCAAAATTGGTACCATAATCTGTATCCGCATCAGTAGTGCTTGTTTGTGGCATTAGAGCACTATCAAGAGTATTTCTAGTAATAAGAGGTCTAATTGCTTGCTCATTAGTGTCTACTGTTAGTGAAGACACATTTAAATTAACAAAATTTGGTGTTTTAAAGTTATCTACAAAGAATCCACTCTTAAATCTATCTTTTCCGAATGCATCTTGAATAGATAATGATTCAGTACTAACCTCAAGTAATGATAATGTCGTTACTTCTTCAAGTTCCTCAATCCTATCTTCTAGTTTTCCAATATCTCTCATAGTATATCTTCTATTATCTGTCAAAGTGACACGAATACTAGCAGGATTGTAAAGATATGGAGGAATAGTAAGTGTAGCCAATTCCATAGAATCGGTGATCAAATTTGGAGCTTGAGGATGTCTTGCTGATTTACCTTTTTGTACAGATAAAACACCATACTCACTCAAATAAATTTTATCAATTCTACCAAGATAATACTCATATCCAAGAAGAGTAGATTCATTAGCAGCAAGTAAAAACTTTGGAGTCTCAGTAAATGCTGATGTTCTTGCATTAAAATCAAATGGTGAATTAGTAACTCCAACAAATTTAGATACTCTTGGTCTGAAGTCCAATGTATCAGTTGCTCTTACACTACCACCAATAAATGGAATATCTTTAGAATATCTATCCTTATCATAACTTAAAACTGTAAATACATCTCCAGTATCATTTGAAGGAACAATATAGAAATCATATACAACTAATAATTGTTTTGATGGTACTGATGAAGTTCTATTTCTATTCAATCTAGAAAAATCATAATATTGTTGTCTTTGACCTTTATCTAAGGTAAAGGAATTTGTAATATTTTGATATTGACCATCTGTTGTACCTTCATTAATTGCTTGAAGATTAGTTCTTATATTTGATTCTTGGAATACAACATCTTCATACTTACTAAATCTTTTCTCATTTAGATACACTATACCCAATCTGTTTGCTCCACCACTAGAAGGTGTAGATCCATTATTAGTAACAACTCTTGCAATTGTATTAGAATTTTTACCAACTACATTTTCACCTATAATTACATTAGTTCCTACAGATGCAGTAGCAGTTAATGTAATAGTATCTAAAGTTGGTGCACTACTATCAAGAGACTCATAAACAGCTAAAACTTTTGATACATCAGGAACATTCAAAGATATTGAATCATCCTGAACTCTTAATCCATAAGCCTCACCATTATAAGTCAATCCATCATTAAGTGTACTTCCTGCACTACTACCAGATCCTTCTAAATTGGATTTATCAACAGTTAATATTTGACTCCTTTCATAATTTTTTATTTTACTTTGAATACCTTGCTTCTTAGCAGTTATACCAATAACTCCATCGCTATCAGTAGCATTTAATGTAGTAAATTGTACCTTCGAACCATCTCCAAGTAACTTGAATGAATCGGAAGTTATAGTTCCAACTCCTGTATTACTTCCATAATGATAGGCATATCTATTTAAATTATAAGCTTCAAAAAATGCTGTAGATATTCCTGAACCTGATCCATCTTTAACATCACTAAAACTAATAGTTGAAGCTGATCCAACGGCATCAATACCAGTTACTTGAGCAGAAAGTCTAAGAACTGAAGATGAAAGATCAACTGATGAAATATTAGAATCAGGAAGTCTTTCATACAAACCTCCTTCAGTATCATTAATTCTAGAACGACCTAACCATGCAAGACAACTACCTAAAGAAGCTGCACCAGTTCCTATATATACACCTGCTACAGTTGGACCAGGATCTCCAAAGGTTGCTGATAATGAATTAGAAGCAATAGCAGTTATTCTTAAATAATATAAGTCACTCGAACCATCTGCAGATTGAGTAGGTTTAACTTTAACTATGTCATTAACTTTAAGACCTGAAAGGACACCTCCAACAGCTGTCATAGTATTACTAGATAGTTGAACGATGGTAATACCATTAGGTAAAGCAGCAGTTTCTAACTGTACATCTGCTGTAAGATTTTGTACGTAAGGAGAAGATGCAGTTTGTTTTACTGATTTAATATCACTACCAGTATAAGCAGCAACTGCAGTAATAGAACGAGGAAGTGTATCAACTCCATTAATAAGAATTTGTTCTCCGACCATAAAGGTACCAGAAGTCTGTCTTAAATAAACAGTTGTACTACCACCACCAGCTGCTGTAGCATATCCACTTGCACCACTATTTTTACCTTTTATAAAATAAGTCTCTTTAACCTCAGTATTTGATACTTCAATATTTAATGTTAATTCAGTATAAGTTTGGATATCATATAGACGAAAATTCCATCTACTACTTGAACCTGAATAGGTACTGTCTTTAGGGGTAACTGAATATACTCTTGCCTTTCCAATAACAGTTCCAGTAGAATTTAATCTATTATACAAATCAACAACTTTTCTATATTGAGGTTGTCCCTTTAAATTATTACAAACTATAAGAGATCCCATTGTAAAAGGAACATTAGCAGAATCTATCTTTTGAACATCTCTTGTTTTGTTTACATCTAAAATACTTACAGAATCTGTTATTACATCATATCCTTTTACATAAGCTTCCCCACCAGAAATACTATAACACATTAAGTCATCTGAAGGAGTATTACCTTCATCAGTATTTTGATCACTGAAGAATAATCCACCATTTCCTAATCTATTATTTAATGAATTAGTAGCAATTATATTAAAAGGTTGGAGGGAATAATTTCCAGATTCTTCAAATGTTCTCTCAGCTAAATAATCCTTAATTAGATTATAATCTGTCTTATTGGTAATTTTTCTAATTTTACCATCTTGAATTCTTAATATCTCAACAAAATTAGTATCATTCTTATCTGATATTTCCTTTTTAACAAGAATTAAAGAAATCTTTAATCTATCTGCTCCTGGAGCAGCATAATTAGTAAATCCTTTTGCATTATCATATAATGAAGGATCATCTTTTGCAGTAATTATTTGTTCATCAACCTGCAATCCAACTCTATATGATGGAGTATTACTATAATGATCTAAAATTATAGTTTGTTTGGAAACATTAACAAAAGTTCCCCTAATAAAATACACACCATCAGCCACAGAAGCAGCAGAACCAGTTGCGGTAGCATCAGTAGATAATAATGTAGCAACTGCAGTTCCAGCATTAATTGTGGTACTACCATAAACTAAATTTTCCTTTACTATCAAAGATTCGCCGTCTATAAATACGGTTCTACTAAGAGTACCAGTATTATATTTTACATAGATGGTTAAATCTTGTACATTATTTGAATCAGGTAAAGCAACAAAATCTACAACAGCCGTTACTCCACTTACTGACCCTTCAACTACTTTACCTAAAAGTTGATCTGTATATAAAGAAATATCAACCCCAAACTGTGTAGCATTAAGTTTTACAGCATCAAATTCATCATCAAATGTAGGAGCACCAGGGATAACTATAGACCCCTCTTTAAACATATGACTACCAAAATCTTCAATCTGATTCTGTAAAATAGACTGTAAATTGGTTAATTCTCTAGCTTGAACTGGAAAACCTGGTTTAAATAAAACTTTGTAAAAATTATTATCCGATTCAAAATCATCATAATATGGGCTAATATTTAAATCTTTTTTCTGTGCCATGGTTCTTTAAAATTCCAGGATGATTTTGATGTCTTCTTTTTGTCTATCATCACGTGTGACTATCTTTCGATTATCAATGTAAATGACATCACCAGTTGTTTTATTTATCTCAGGATCAGCAAGACCTTTTGTAAAGCTAACTCCTAAATTTATTTCTTTAGTTCCTACTGTTGTGGTAATACCAGTAAAATCTTGTATTTGCTCCTCACCAGGACTTCCACCAGCAAAATTGAGAGCTTTAGTCCCTGTTTCAAATGGAATTACTTTAGCATCACTACTAACACCAACATAATCTGTTTGATCAGATGTAGTTTGGTTGTAATATAAAGATCTATCTTGATAATATTTCAAAACTCCAGTATCACTATCATAAGAAGCAACATATGCTTTTGCAACGTCACCATTTGTTTTAGTCTGAGTTATCTTAGTACCTATTATAATAGAAGCACTATCTGTAAAATTATCAGGATCAAATTTAATTGCACCTAAAGAAGAATATTCAGTTCCAGTATATGTTACTCCAATAGATGTTGATGTTGCTGGATTTTTAATAATCCCCACTTGAGCAAATTTTGCATCAGTTGGAAAATCTTTAGTAGAGTCATCAAATCTAGCATAAACCAATACTCTATCAGCTCCCAATTCTTTATAAATGTCATAACCATGACCTCTAGAAGGAGGTATGATAACTATTAATCGTGCAGCATCCGCAGGAATAAAATCTGTTGGTTGAAAGGCTTTTAAATCAATCATTCCATACGTATATCCAGTTCCTCCAGCTGTTATGATTACTGAAGTAACAACTCCATTGGAAGTAGTAACCGATGCTTTTCCTCCTGTTCCATCTCCTAATATATCAACTGTGACAGTTTGATTTATATAATCTTTACCACCATCTGCAATATAAACAGTTTTAATTTGGTTAAAATTAACGCTAGAATCACCAGCTTCTCTAACTTTTTGAATTTGAGAATTAGTTGATGTTTCCCAATTATTAGGAACAACAATATATTCTGTAGAGTCAAATTTTATAATATCACTAGGAGAAATTGAAAATAGATATTTCCAAATATATCCATCATTACTAGATCCCGCCTCTGATGGTTCTAAATCAGTAAAGGTAGGTTCATCTTTAGAGTTACCTGGTTTATAATTATCAGTGCCATCTCCCTCATAACCAGAAGATCCATTATCTAAACACACATAAACATTAAAATCACTATTAACTACATAATAATTTGCATCATACAATCTTCCAGTTTTTGAAACTGGAGCCATATTATTAATACTGTAATCCTGCCTATACATATCGTAAGGAGTATTAGATTTCCAATCAACCTTTCTTATAACTCTTCTAATATTAGTACTATTAACTTTTTTCCCAAAAAGAGAAGTACTTCTATACTGGGTCTCATATTGAAGATTATCTGTCGGTGCTGGAGGACTACTATTCCAAGTATCAGTTCTCCCAAAACCAACAATCGCTGGATCAATACCTGGATTGGAAAGACCTAGAAAAACATAATAAGAATTATTATCAGATAATACCGAATCTACAAAATTACCCGCATTAAATATTCGAAATTGATCTGTTACTATAGCAGACATATTAATAGTTTTTTAGATATTTATAATGTTTGTTAAGATGACTTAATAGCTCCACTATCTCTTATACCTTCATCTCTTCTTTGAAGAGTTGGGAAAGTGGTTAAACCTGAATTTACAGTGTAGTTACTAAGGGCAATTCCTATAGGATTTGTTGCTCTGGTAAGTGACCCACTCTTCTGAAATAATTTACCCCAAGAGAATGCTCCTACAGGAGAATATTTTTCTCCACTAGTACTCAATCCACTAAGACCAGTTTCGGAAGCAATATTACATGTAATAATTCCCAAGGTACTAGTAACTGCAGGATCATAAACCAATCTGTAGATGTTATCTAAGAATGTTGTACCAATTCCAACTGCACCATTACCTGATTCGTATACTGAAGTTACTCCAGTTCCGATTGAAGTATTAAAAATAGAAATTGGATAACCAGCTTTTAAAGTTTGATTAGTCCAATTAAGTGTAGACGAATCTAGATGGAATTTAAGTGCTAAAGCAGTTCCTATACCAGCAGTAGTACCAATACCAGTTATAATTCCAGTAAATCCTTGAACACTACTAATACCAGTAACAGTCTCTGTTTTATAAGTTGGAGATGGTGCTATAACTAATGGTGCATTAGTATTAGTATATCCAAATCCTGGATTAACAATCTCAGTTGCTGTAATAGTGCCATTAGATATTGTTGCTGTTGCTGTTGCTGTTGTTCCAAAACCCACTAGACCATTTGCTTGAATATAACTACCAATACCAACTGTAGGTATTCCAACGGAAACTGAAGTTGTTGATCCAACGTATCCAGAACCACCACTAACAATAGTTAGAGAACTAATAGTACCAGCAGTAGAAACATTTGCTGTTAAATCAGCAGCAATAGGTGTAGTGCTCTTATCAACAATAAGTGCAGAGGCATTTTCAAGGAATGGTGCATCGTAACCAAATAAATCCACATTATCCACAAAGATTTCACTAGTATCACTAGTTGAGAATCCACTAATAACTTTTGCTGTTGGGAAAATTAATGCTTCTATACTTTCTCTAGTCTTGTAAATTATATTTCCATTAACTCTCTTATCTTTCTTCTGTCTAGTCCAATTTAAAGATTTCTCTTCTGTGGTAATTCCTGGACCACCATAGATATTAGTTTCTAGAGTATTTGAATTAAAGATTGATGATACTGTTCTTTCATTTTGATCAATATTATTAGATATTCCCATTAATTGAACATCATCACCTGTTTCAATTTGTGGTTTTATGGTAGTAACTAACTCAGTATCACTTTGTGATGATCCCCTATAGAAATAGATTGAAACATCATCCTCAGCTGAAGGTGGTTCTGTAAATACAAATGATGTTCCTCCATTAAATTTGTATGCTACTCCTGGTTCTTGCACAACTCCATTTATAATAATCAATAAACAATTTTCAAGATTGATAAAGTTATAACCACTTCCAGTATCAACTTCAAAACTTAGAAGATCTCCATCATACTTTAATTGGAATCTTCTTCTACCACCATCTTGTAGATCCTTAATATCATCCATATAATCAAGTTGTCCAAATTGCCAAGCAGAGAAAGCATCATGGAATGTATCCAATACTTCAAATTCAGCAGTTCTTATAGGACTGGAAAGACCTAAACCAGTTACTAATCCAACTGGTGTGAATACATCACCACGCTTAAATCCATATCCATTTCTCGCAATCTCCCATTCAGTTACTCCAAATTGAGTAGTGATACCTAAAGTTGCTACTCCAACATCAATTGGTGCTACATTACAGTTAAGAAGTAAACCAGTGCCTGTATCAGTTGTATTACCAACACCTAATCTAGAAACGCCAGTAACTTCTAAGCCTGCGTAGGAGGGTTCAGGAATGTTTAATTGTGGATTAGCATAATTCGTACCTGGACCAGTAATTGTAAAGGCCAAAGTACCTCCAGCACCGACTGCGGTAGTAACTATGGCACCAGAACCAACACTAGATCCCACATTAACAGTAATTGTATTTGTTGTTGTATTAGTAATTGCTGTTTGTATTCCAGAAACAGGATCAGTTGTTCTTGGATAAGAATGATAACTATTGTATTCATCCTTTGAGCATGTAAATACTAAAGAATTATCATCTATTTGAATTGTATTGGAAATAGTTAATCCATGTGAAGGAATTGTTAATACTAAAACACCAGTACCTCCATCATAACTAGCGTTTGATACTGTATGAGTTGCAGTTGTATTATCAGTAATAGAACCAACACCAGCACTAACAAATCTATGAGTAAATGGATGATCAGTTACTCCAATAGAAACTGATCCCCTATATCCTGACCCAAAAGTAGCATTAGCATAATATGTTACAACACTACCACCACCAACATAAGTATGGGGTATAGTACTTGTTCCTACGTTTGTTGTAAATCTACGTAATCCATTATTTGAACTTCCAACATTAACAGTAAGAGTCTTTGCAGTTGCATTAGAAACAGTCAATCCAGTTCCAGAAGCAGGATCAGTTGATCTAGGATAACTATGTTGTGTGGCATATTCATCTCTACTACATGTAAATATTATTGAATTATTAGCAATTGTAATATTAGCACCATTACTTATTCCATGAGCACTAGCGAATGTTAACACTAAATCTCCACTCAAAGAATCATAAGTTGCTGTAGTTGGTTGTAATGATCCATTAACAGCAGTAGAAGTAGCACTTACAAAGGTATGCTTATAAAGAGTAGGTGCAGTATTAAATATAGGATAAGATTTGTCAGTATTCCCTGCACCAATTGCAGCTTCAGGGAATATAGTCGTTGTTACTCCAGCATGAGCAGTAGCACAAGTAAATTCCAAACCTACTAATTTAATTTGATCTACAATTCTAAGTTCAAAATTATTTGATTCGGTTGTAGCTATATCCAATCTACCAGTTATATGATTATAAGTTGCTGTACTAATTCCAAAAGCAGGTCCAGTCGTAGCAACACCAACAACACTTGTAATTGATCCACCAGCACCAACTTCCAGATAACCTATTGCACCATCAAGAGGGGCATATCCCAAACCTGGAGTTGAACCTAAAGAAACTATAACACCACCTCTTGGTAACTGATTTTGATTAATATCAGATGGATTGATAAATATCTCATTTTCAGTTACACTACTAATACCTGTGAATGTAATATTTGTAGATAATCCAGTTGGTTCTTTAATTATGAAATTGTTTGAAGGATTGTTTGGTGCAGTTGGTCTTTGATAAATTCCATTTATAATGACAAGTCCATTACCACCAGTAGTTCCCATACCAACAATTCCAGATCCATCAACTTTCAAATCGAAAGTCTGACCTATACCAGTAAATTCATGGGAAATATCATCATATATTTGGTTAGTATCATAATTATCTCTTAGGAATACCCTACCATTAAATTCTGATCTTGGGAATTCTAAATTACTCTCAGTTTTAGATATTTGAGGATTTCCTCTGGGAGAATCTATAAAATGTATATTGTTTCCAACAATATTATATGATCCCTTATATAACTGAGCAATTGAAGTATTTGAATGTGCTGTAACTCCTGTGCCTAGAATTCCTCTTTCCACAGTAACAATAGTAGTAGTTCCAATACCAGCAAGAACTGGACCGTAAACCTCAGTACCCACACCAACCTCAATAACCTTAACAAATTCATCACCAATCTTTAAAACATCTTCAAGAGAAATGGATGATATACCACTTAGAGAAAATGTAGTTGATGTGGTACCAATACCAGTACCACCTAAAACAGATTCAATATTATTCTGCAATGTATGTGATACAGGACTATATGATATTGGTGATTGAATTATATTATCAAGAGTAATAATATTTTTTGTATTAGCTAAACTCATAGAAAATTCATGATCATTTCCTTCACCCACACCAACAAAGGTAACTGCAGTTCCTGCATTTGCCAAAGATTTTGTCGTCGCAATATAGAAATTATCAGCATCCTCTCTAATAGCAAAAACAGTTGAAGGTAATTCATCTACTCCCTGAGCACTCTCATACTGCATAGCAGTTGAACCAACACCAACAAATGTAGAACCTGGTTTGTAAACTAGAGGTTCACCAGTCCTAAAGAAATGGTCTGCAATACTGAATTTTCCAGTTGTAGGATTTAATATAGTAGAATCACTAGGATTAAAGTCTTTTGCAAATATTTTAAGACTATCTACTGTTAATGGGAAACTAGTTCTATTAACTCTTCTACCATCAATAGCATTATATGAGTGTCCCTCAAATGACTCGGTTATTTTTCCATAAGTTAAATCTACAATATCAGGTAAGTTGTCAAAATCCATGCCTGAGTACATACCTAAAGTTAATGAAGATACCTCAATATTATCCGATGCAAACTCAACATTAGGATAAAATTTCATTACAAAATTAGAAGAAACGTATTCTCCCCCAAAAGTTCCAATTCCAAGTTTTGTATCAAGTACAGAAGTACTTCCAGCAGAAAGATAAGGGCCTTGCTGCAAATATACATCAGTAGTATTGTGATTCATCACAATTTGATGTAATGCTTTTGTTGATCCAACACTAACCTCAACTACAGACTTAACTGAATTAAAGAGAGAACTATTAAAACCTACTACATTTCTTGTCCCAGAAGTGTAACTGTAATCAGATTGATAAAGAGCAGATCTTTCTGATCCATCTGGTTGATTAGGTGCTTTAAATCTATATGTACCAATTCCAACACTAGTTGTACCAAATCCAACAATATTAGATTTAATTTCAATTTCATCAGTTAAACTATTTTCAAAATCTAAAGAGAAAATATTACCAGTAATATTTCCACTAAAAGACCCTAACAATAAATCAGAATATCCATTCCTCTCACTATTATCAACATAAGCTTGAGACATATATGTATTTGTACCATCATGAGTGACATATATGTCAACATAATTCATTTCATTTGTTGTTCTATTAAGTAATTGATTACTTGTATAGAAAGAATTATAAGCAGTTGCAATCCCTGAAATAATAGAAGTAGTCGTTACTCCTGATGTCAGACTGGTAGTAGCAATACCAACCGATCCAACCTTATCAACAAATCCTATAGTATTAGTTCCTATACCAGTACCAACATTAAACTCTGTTTTAATTAATTTTAAATCATAGTCATAATCATATGGATTAGGTAAAGGAGTGAATCTTACATACTTTAAACCATCTACTTCACCAATACTAAATTCCCCAATATAGTTACTATCATTAATATTTTGCTTATCTATTAAAGTTATATCACTTCCACTATTCATTACAATCAATTCTGATGTTTGAATATCAGTACCATCTAAATTAGTAACTCTAATGAATAAATTTTGATATGGTGTATTAGATTGCAATTCTACCATATCTAAAAATTCACTAGGTTCTCCATTCAAATTTGAGAATAGTTTATTAATATCATCAAGAACTAAAACTTCATTACTTTTTACTTTAAAGTAATCACTAAGAGTCTTATTTTCAAATTCTATAAGTGTTGAGAACTTTCCATCTGCAGTTCCATCAGTTGCTTTATCATAATCGTAAATAGTATCTACACGATTATATCCGAGTAAATCCTGAATAGTTTCAGTAAAGTCTGCACTACCAATTCCAATTCTCTTTCCAAGAGTAGCATCATATGGACCTACAGCTGTTGATGTTGATCTAATTCCAACATCTGCAAAATGTTTCAAACCACTAGTATGAAGCATTGCACTTATAGGACTTCTCAATTCATTAAATCCCTTAGTACTTTGAATACTATAAGATAGATTTTGATAATAATCATTATCAGGTGTTACCTGACTATCTACACTTAACTTTCCTATTTCATTTGACCATCCAATATCCTTTTTAACCGAGAAATTGACAATATATTTTCCATCATACTCTGAAATTGAATCAACAGTTGCTAAAGTACCAGAATCTTTTCCTAGAATTCTATCACCCTTAACTAAGATATCAGTTCCAGTAACTTTAATAAAATCACTTCCAGTTTTTGAAACATATAAATCCAGTACAATAGAATCTCTAATTAATATTTCACCATCAATAAACAAATCAGGTTTTTGAGTAACTACAAAAGTAGGATATTTCTCCTCATGAATAATAGAAGCACTAGCACTTTGATTAGTCTTTGCAATTCCAGTATTAGTACTTACACCAGTAGCATCAATACTTACTCGGAAATTAACTCCATTATTTTCAGAAGGATTTTCTGGTAATGGAGCACCACCACTAACAACCTCAGAAACTACAGCAAATTCATATCCCCAATCAGAAGAATTAAATCCAGATCCAGCTGTACCAACCTTTTCAATACCTTCTGTATAAACTTTATCATTAACATTAAAGGGGTAGGTAGAAAATCCTGCTGAAGGAGTTGTTATCCAACACGTAAATATACCAGTTGCATTAGATTGCACACTTACAATACCAACACCATTATCATTATTAATTGACACTAATCTTACAGGTTCATCAGGAAGTCCACTTGGAGAATCTATTATATTAACAGAACTGATAGCACTACCAGTTAACTCTGCTTCAAGGAATCCATTATTAATTTCTTGCCCTGTAGTTGAATTAACAACTTTAATATTAGGTGCATTTATATAATCTACACCACCATTAGTAATTGTAATAACTCCTATAGTATTGGAATTGTTAATAACAACAAGAGGTGATATAAATGCTTCTGGTCGTAAAGTAGAATCTGATGAATATTCAAATCCTTCATTAATAATTCTTATTTCCTTAGCATTACCAATTTCTGTTGAACTAGGAATAACATATGCACCTTCACCTAAAGTTGATGAAGATCCAACAAAACTAGGTAATCTCTTATATCCAGAACCTGCTGAAAGAATATTAACATTTTCAATTCCTCCTTTAGAAGTTAATGAAGTAGTAGTATATTTTAAAACGTTACATTGACTAGATTCATAAGAAAGTACTTCTGGATTATCTTCTAAGGTTATATTAAACGAAGAAGTGGCAACAGAAACAATATCATAACTTTTATTGTAATGACTATCAGTAAATACTATTTCTGAATAATTTGGAACCGTTGTATCAGATGTGCTAATAAATCCAGATTTTTGAATATTATAATATAATGTTCTTGGTAATGCAGTGCTATATCCAACAGTAAGATTAGAATCAATTACACTAGCTCCAACACCTACAGTTCCAACCTCAGTTATATTGAATGTATCAGATTGAATAGATGTGAATTCATTTTTAAATTCTTTATCATAATATAACTTAAACTTATAATCAGATAACGAAGAGTGAGTTAAATCAAATACTAAACTATTTGTATTAACAACTTCAATTGTAGGATTAATTCTAGAGAATTTGTGTGTAGCAGTTGGATTATTTGTAAAATTAACATATACAGGAGGAACTCCAGTAGCATCAATATTAGTTTTACATAACTGGAATGTATTAACATCAATTACATATGTAAAATAGGTTCCTTCCGATAAACCACTAGGATAAGTTCCACTAATAACTTCATAGTAAACTTTATCTCCAGTATCAAACCTATGATTTGTAATAGTGAAGGAATCTGCTGTAGTACTAACTCCACTATTAGTGACTTGTACAGGATCAAGTAATAGATATCCTGTTGTTGTTTGTCTCTCTACCTTAACTGGAGTTGTTGTTCCTAAACCCACATTTAAGTCTGGTTCAATAGTTAAAACTACTTTATCTCCAACTTCTAAATCATGAGCCGTTGATAATGCAACAGTTGTATTAAATTGATCTATTCTACCAGTTTCCTGAGTATAATTACTTGCAAAGAAATAATCATTAATATTAGTACCATTACCACGGAAAAATACATCATTAAAATCCCCACTTGTGGTACCTATACCCGTTTTTATACCAATAGTATTATTTGTAGCGTTAGTAACATATACAGTAGATGGCATACTGAATGTTCCACCACCTGCAGTATCTGAAACTGGAATAGCACTTCCACCACCTGTAGAGAATGTTAGTTCTTGACTATTCTTAAATGGATGATCTTCCAAATAAATCCGTTTAGTTGGAACATCTCTAGTAATTCCAATTCCAGCAAAAGTAAAAGTAATAGGTATAGAAATTCCTGGCGTAACTCCTACTCCAATAGTTTTATGAGGATTAAAATAGAATCTCTCAGTTGGTTGAGAATCAAAATATTCAATAGATTTCTTAATAGTAAATGAATCAGGTACGAAGGTAATTGGAGATGATGCAACATGAGAAACTCCTCCAGAACCTCTTTGTACTCTTAAAACATTCTCATTTTTGAATATATTCAATAATCTTAAAGATTCTGCACCAATTCTTAAAGTACTACCTACAGAAACATTTGTTGGAATATCCGAAACAAATATATCCGTAGACATTCCTATAGTTCCAGAATTTAAATTCTGACTTAAAACTGCAGTTAATGAACTAACACCAATAGTATAAGGTCCATTTAAAGGAGCTAAAGTGGTACTAAATCCCGAAACCACAACATTATCTTTATCTTCCCAATCATGACTGGGGAAAACAGTAACCTTTACAGTACTTGCATCAACCCAACTGAATACCTTATTAGTATAAGATGATGTACCTGTGCTGACATTTAAAATATCAATACCTTTTAGTGATGAAACCTTTCCACTTAACCCACCACCAAACGTATCATTATCATCAAATGTCAATGAATCACCAATTTCATAATTTTTTCCTGAATTTATAATATTTAATTTATCTACTGATCCAGATGTAACAGATTCTATCTTAACTTTTTGTCTTTCAATCTCATTAGTCTCAATTATAAAGTCATTATCAACGTTTTTGTCCGAAATTCTATATGGAAAAGTATTTCTTATCAGATTTGAATCCTTAAAATCAAATCCTTGAGTAAGATTTTGATTTACTGGAGTAGATCTATAAGAATTTCCAATAAAATAAGGGAATTCTGGTTCATTATTATCCGAATCAGACTTTATAGTTGCAAAATATGCATAAACACCCTCTGGAAACTCAGGTGTTTTGCCAAATCTACCATTATTTCTGTCTAAATCTCCAGAATTTGTAAATTTATAGTCTTCTACAAAGTAACCATCACTAAACCCTGTTGGTCTATCCTCAACATTAGATATATCTAAGGTATATCCAGAAACTAAACGTCGTGGATGAGTTGAAAAACCAGCATTAGTGTATCCATATGGACCATATATTGGATTTCCATCATAAGCCCATCCAATAATCTTAGAAACTTGAGTATTTCCAAACCCTACTTCATTAAAGGATTTTCTATAAGGTTCTCCATATGCACAAAGTGTATAATGTAAAGTTCCATTTATACCTTCTGAAAGGATAGATTCAGATGTATTAGATTCTAACTTATAATTATTAGATGCACTTCCTGGATAGTCTTTATATTTTTCTCTTAAATTAACAGTTAAATGTCTAACTTTAACATCCAAAGTTGCATTTCTTCCTGCCGAAACAACATTAATAGACGTATCTAGGTGAGAATATCCAATTCCAGCATTAACAACTATAACATCACTTATTCTACCATCTGTAATAACAGGTCTTAACTTAGCTCCTGTCCCCTTACCAGAACTATCTATTACTTGTAAGGTAGGAATTGAGAAATATTCTACACCACCATATTGAATATTGACCTGATTTACCTTTCCATTAACAAAAATGGGTTTTAGATTTCCATCTTTACCATTTTTTATAGAAATTACTGGTTTTTTCTCAAAATTCAATATATTTGAACCATATCCTGTTCCAGATTCATACAAATAAGTGTCAATAATGCTACCTCGAACGGAAGGAGTCAATACCATCTCTTCGGCTACCTGACTAGTTGTACCAAATCCAACAGGAGTATATTTTAAAGAGACTGAAATGTCTGGATAAGCAAAATATTGATAACCTTCACCCTTATTTGCAAAATTAACAACATCTTTTCTTTCATAATTGCCTGTTATTGTACCACCAACACCAGCATTAGATAATTGGAACGTATTATTGTCTATTTTATTGATAAAATACTGATTTTCGGTAGAAAGACCTGATATTGCACTTGTTTGGAAGGTATAGTTAACCAAATCTCCATCTTCAAATCCATGATTTTTGAAATTAAGCGTATTATATACAGTTGATACTCCAACAGATGCATTTAAACGTAATTTTCTATTGGTAAACGTACCACCATCAACAACTCTAACCCCAACAACAGTCTTTTGATTGGGTAAGGTGGCAAAATTATGAATACCAGCAGATACTCGTCCATTAAAGGACACTTGATTTATGTTAAGTTCAGCATCTTTTCTTGATTCATACAATCTAAGTGTTTTTGTATCAATTACATTTACAAAATAACTAGCATTGTTAGATAATGATGTATTACCTACACCAATAGTAATAGAACTATTGCCTGTACCAACTTTATAAATTACTTCTTCTAAATTTGAGAAAGTATGATCTTTATCAAAAGTAATAGTATTAGTAGTTGTATTAATACCACCACCAAAAACTATAGTTCTTCCATCAAAACTAACTTCTCTACTTCTAGGAATTACTATTGGATCCAATACAGCATTTCCATTTCCACCACTAGCAGTAATAGATATTACTTTTTGAACATCATATCCTTGAGGATCTACCAAAACATCTGTAATAGATCCTTTAAGAACTGCTTGTGATATAGCAGTAGTACCAACACTAGCAGATATTTCTATTTTAGGGGGATTAATTACATCATAGTCATCACCTTCACCTAAAACATCTATAGATGTTAATGGACCATAGTAAATTTTATCAGTACCCTTATAATTACTAATTTCTATACCATTAATTAATACCCCAGTAGTACCTGGTTTCGTTTCAACTTGATCTCCACTATCAATATTAGTATTAATTGGGAATTTTCTTAATATTTTTTGAGGTCCAATTATATTTCTTTGTTGTGAAGCTAAAGTAAATTGATGACCAGTATCAGAAAGTTCTCTACCAATAATATTTAATTTTATATAATCATCATTATTGACTAATGCTCTATTATTATATAATTTAATTCTCTTTCCACCATCTTCCTCAGATATACCTACAAAATAATTTCCAGTATCTAACCCAACATAAGTTCCAAAAGTGCTTGTGCCTGTATACTCATAATAAATTTCATCACCACTAACAAATGGAACTTCATTCTTAAATTGAATTTCTTTATAATTAAGATCACCTAAAATACCTGTTAATCCTGCAGCCACAACACTCTGAAGACGAGTATCTATATTAATCCTATAATTTGTTGCAATACCACTTATATTACCTGAAGGGAGGGAATTAGAAGCAATATAAAATTCCTCAGTACCACCAATGTATAAATTTTGTACATCTGAAATAATATTTGGAGATGATAATGGAACATTATTACTAATAGGACTGGAAAGTTTTCTTCTAAGATCCAAATTCCCCGTTATACCATCTGGTATTTTTGGTGAAATATTAATTTCATCACATTTTGTATCCCACCAGATATTTTTATTTTCTCCTACAACCTCAGTTACAGAAACAATAGATGTATCACCTACAACAACGTTATTAGACCCTCTTCTAAGTACTTCTACATAGTCACCAAGTTTCAAACTTGATCTATCAATATCAGCAAAGAATTTAAGAGTAGTATCTCCTCCTGTACCTTCATCTACTTTATATCTTACACTTGTATTGTATATCCATGAATTAGATAAAATTTGTTTATATGTTCTATCTCTTGAAGGATTTTTAATCAAATCTCCCAAATTCTTAACAGAAATAATTTGATTCTCATCAATATCTACACTCTTTGATACTTGTTCAAATTTTGCTAATACTCCCGTTAATCTTAATTCAACTTTTTTATTTACATCCCCATTTGCATAACCAAAATAGATATCATCATTTCTAATAGTATCTGCACTCTGAATCGGATCATCTATTCCACTACATCCAAAGAATTGATTAAGACTCTTATGAGTGTAATTGATATCTGTGTTGATTCCAGTAATAATTGTTCCTGTTGCACCAAAACCTATTGTAGAATCAACAGAAATTACTGATGCACCAACAGCAACTGTTTCTGTACATTTTGATGCTGGAGTAATTGAAAAGGTTCCTTGTATTGATGTTTCCTTATCATTAGGACCAAGAAATAAAGAAATTTTAAAATACTGCTGATTAGTAGTTAAAGCTACTCCAACTCTAGTAAATGGTTCAACCTCTGATATAGATGCATTAGTAGTTACATCATTAAGTTTGTAGATAGTTTGTCCAATTAAATCCTTTGGAGCTCCAGAAATTGCTTCTGCTATTATTACCTCTCTTCTAACATATTCTGCAGAGGATGGTTTAATCAAATAATCTTCTAGATTTATGATTTTAGGAGTTTCTCCATAAAGTACATTAAATAGAATTCTAAATGATTCGGGAGTTCCTTTTGATTCATATAATGATCTTGCTTCTTTTATAAAATTACCAGCATTAACACCATCTTTAAAATCTACTCCATCTATTCCTGGAAGAAGAGTAAATTTTAATTTCTTATAGAATTCTTTAAGAAATAAAGCACTTAAATTTTCAACATTTTCACCCCCATCATGAGAAGATATTTCAGATGTTGAAAAGACTAATTCTTCTTCATTAAGTTCTGCATGGTAACTTGTAATACCACTAAATCCACGGATACATCCTGTAAATGTGTTGGTGGTAAGACCAGTATATGTAATAATCTCATCATTAATTTTCAATAAACCATAATGATTTGGAAACCCTTTAGTATTATCAACCGTAACAGTAGTACTTTCTGTAGTAATACCAGCAGAAAGAGTAGTAGTTCCTTTAACTATATCAGATGTTAAATTATCAACTTTTAAATATTGATCCAAATTATCCGATATATCAATCGGACCTCCTTGATATTCTTGTGAAACATAATACTGTTTAAAGAAATCAACAGAATTGGGACTTTCACTCAATAAAAATTCAGGAAGCTGACTGTCAATAATTTGTTGAACTTTGACCTTTGAGTCAAAACCAGTTTCTATCATACTACTCTTACTCTCTTATTAATTGTCCGTTTAAATAACTGGATGTGTAGAAATCATTAACAAATGTAGTTCCTGTAATTTCATCACCAGAACTAATCACATCCCTAACCATATTTATTTTACTTTTTGAAAGACTAAAATCAAGATACAATTCCTTAAGACCAACAACATCATTTGATTCTGGAATTGCTTGTATTTCAACCACTTCAGTCCCATTAACTGTTCTAGTAATATTCACAGTATCAATCATAATTTCACCTTTAAGATAATCAACAGTTCCTGCAGATGGTGCAATAACTTTATATTCACCCTCTTCTGTAATTTCTATGAATGCTAAAACTCCCGTTTTTAGATCTTCATTAGGAATATCTGTAATGTATACTGGTGTTGTATTATTAGAAACATAGAAACCACTTGATTTTATGTTCAATCCCTTTGCCCTTACATGGAAACGATTACCATAACATAACTCATATTGTGCAAATTGATTAAAGACCGCCTTCAAGTCCCTTCTGATAATCACTCTGGTGATGTTAGAGGTAATAGAAGTATCAGTTTGATCAATAACTTGTTGAACTTTACTATATTTAAACCTTCCACCAAATTTATTCATATCAATAGAATCAGAATAGGTCTTTAAAGAATTGATAACTTGTGTTTTTAAAGATTCTATATTTGAAACTTTATTATTATCATAGTAAACTGATGAAACAACCTCCACATATAACAACTTAAGATCTTCTATCCTCTGATTAATACCAGATACAGTATATTGTTTCAATTGGGATAAAATTCTAGATTTATTAAAATCTGAAACAAAAGTTCCATTTTTGGGTTTTATACTGATAAGTACATTTCCAAATTCAGGAGGATCCAACTCTTCACCACCTACAACAGCAACTGACTCTGTTTCAGGATATATTTTCTTAATAATTGCCTCATAATCTCTTGGTGTTACTGCTCTATATTGTGAAGAATATATTCTAGGAGCATAATACTTAATAGAATCTATAGATTCTATATCTGAACCATTCTGTGATATTTGATTTGTTATTATATTTGGAATTCCATTTAAAGTTTGTGGTATTTCAGTATCACTTTGTGTATTAAGTTGTATTATTTTTCCTGCAAATTGAAGACTATTATTCTTTCCAATACCATTTCCTTCTTTTCCATCAGTTGTGATGTATTGAACGGTAATAATATCTGAATTATTTAATTTTTTACCAATAAATCCATCACCAAAAAGTAATTCATATCTTTGATCTTGTACTTCTTGTATTAAATAAATCGGTGATGAAGAATCTATGTTTAAAATATTCTCAACTAATGAATATTCACTACCTAATCCACTCTCATTTGAACCTTTAACATATACCTTAATGGTAGATGTATCAATAAATTTATTGTTTAATATAAATCTTTGATCTAAAGAAGTATTTACGTTAAATATTGAAGTTAAAAATGTTCCTTCCTTAACTTCAATATTTTCAAAGGAAGCAATATAATTTACCGTTCCATCAGCTACTTTTTTTACCGTAACTGGTGCTGATATATTTTCTGAAGTTGAAAGAACATAATTGGTTTCATTAGCATCTCCAATACATGCTAACCCTGCTTTTAGGGTTGCAACAGTGAAATCATTATCTTCATCAATACTACTACCAAAGTTTGCTGTAAACGATATACGGGCGGTTGCAGCAGTCTTTGAACGTGGAACATATCCAATATTACGTGCTAATGAGACTACATTTTCTCTAATGGTTGCAGAATCTAAAAAAGATTCATTCACAATCATATTTGAGTTAAATGCAGTAATATAGGTATTATAAGCGAGCGTATCTATTAATATTGAAAAATTAGACCCCTCAAAGTCAAAATCCGTAAATGTGGAATTTGCACGGAGATAATCTTTGATGGAAGTCTTTATCTGATCAAAATCAAGATTTGTAAATTTAGTAAAAGGCATTTTATCTAGTTGCCTCTAAGAGGAAAGAAAATTCTTGGGTAGGAAATTGCTGTCCAATAATATCAAACGTAACAGTAGCTTCAAATGTATTTTCATCTGGTCGAGGATCGACTAAAACTCTTACGTTATTAACTCTTGGTTCGAAATTATCAATTGCAATTTCAATCTGAGCTTGAATATTAGATGCAGTACCAAAATCAATAAAGTTAAATAAACTTTTATGTATATCTGATCCTAATTGTGGATTAAAGAATTTCTCAGTTGGTATCGTCTGTACAATATTACGTATTGATTTACGAACAGCATCTTCATTCTTAAGAACCTTCAAATCATTTGTCACAGGATGAGGAACAAAGGATAGGGTAATATCTTTAAATGATCGTGATATCCTTGTAATCGCCATTATAAACAGGAGGTTTGTCTTTATTTATACCTCTTGTTTTTACTTTTATTAACAATGGATTTCTTTTAGGCGATTATGATGCTTTACATATCCCCTATCTCTTCCTGAACCACCTACAGGAGGATGGTATTCTTCCCATGTCGTTCTCTTCCAACACCTTTCTTGTTTGTTACGAATGTAATAACCATATGGTCTATCATCATCCCAACCAAGCAGGTCATTCCATGTTAAAGCTTGTGCAGTGCTGGTAGTGAATAATAATAAAAAAGGAATCAAATACTTCATATACTTTTTTTGATGTACTAATATTATACTATATTCTATTAATTTTAAATCATTAAAAAGGACAGTTCATAGACTGTCCATTCTTAATTATTTACCTTGACCCCGTTTTCTCTTACGAGCCGAGTTACGAGATGTTGCCGAATATTTTGTGTGCTTCCCATTTCCCTGACGAGTCTTCTTCGGGGGTGATTGTATAAAGTCTCCACCACTAAGACCACCTGTTGCTTTAGCCATTAATTGTCCTCATAAATTTCAGTTTTAATTGTGTCTGGATGAGGAGCACCTGTCTGATAGAATTCTATTGACA